AACCATACTGAAAGGCAAGGGCTTTGCTTCTATACCAACGAGCGGTATGGGGTTTGAGCTCGGCAAGGCGTTTGTCAATATCCGCCCTATGTAGGTCGAATAGCTTCTCTAAGCTCCATATCGCCACCGCTATAATATACACCCACAATCGCCAAATGGCTACTTTGGAGGTGCTGTTGAGGCTTTCCAGTGCGGGCTCTTGGGCTTTAGCTTGGAGAATAAGGGTTTGTATTTCTTGAATAGTGCGTGCCATTATCCTAATTGTTTAATGATTGAGCGTTCGGCATCTGAAAGTTTCCAATAAATAACCTCTTTCTTTTTAGCTAATTCTTTTGCAACTAATTCTTT